GCATCAAAGTCTTTCATGGTTGAGTTGTCCTTGGCCACCGGAGTCATATTCTCCAAGACCACGTTAACATCCTTGACCGGGAATGTAAGCACATCACCGATGAATGTCTGATTGAACGAACCAGGCATAAGCTCACCTGGCTGTACCTGTTTGTCAAAGCCAACTCGCACACCGACCTCACCAGTCTCAATACGAGTACATGCAGAAGTCAATGCAACTGCGGTGGCAACAATGCCAAGTTTAAAATAACGATTCATTTAAATAACTCCAGTAGAAAAAAGATAAAAACAAAAAACAAAACCCAATGCAAAATACAAGGGCCTAAGCCAACGATCATTGATCATATGATTCCTTAAAAAACGACAACGATTGAAGCCAACACTACAATCGTCAACAGTGAACACAGTATACTATACCCTATCATTTTTGTCAATCCCCAGACTTCCTTTTCTTGTAATGTTCTAAGTGCCTGTATGCCCATATAGAACCCTGCGAATAACAATCCAAAAATCAATAGCATCTTAATCATAACTTTTTAATCCTTTCGATAAGTTCATTTGCTTCTTTGAAATCGGTTACATCGACCGTTTCTTCTAATTTGACTTCAACCCATTCAGTGTAAGGTTGAGACCACTGTACTTGATATGAAATAATTTTTTCTTTATTCATTTGTCATCCCTAAATCTAACAAAGCGAGGGAAACGCAAACTGTAGGTACCATCTTGATTCTGTGTAATCACATCGCACAATACCTCAGCAGTTCGACCAATAACCATATTGCGGTTAGTCCAATAATCGTCTCGGTCAGTATCGCTAAACCCACTACCCACGTTGACTGAGATTTCTTTTCCGTCATCTACACCTGCACAAACAAGTGCGCCCAAACGCCCGACATTGCGACCAGTGCCTTCTTCGACACCTACGACCTCTAAGTCTACCGTGATAGTTGGCTTCCACTTCATCCAATCAGTGCTACGCTTACACAGATAAGGTGCATCCATGTTTTTAATCATGATACCCTCAAAGCCTGCGTTCACGTTGTCTTTGGCATAACGCTCTAGTTGGTCTTTGCCTGCGGCAGTATCAAGATCAACCATGATGTGTGGTAGTAATTCGACATTAGGCATATTTTGAATTACTGGACGCATATTGTCAAGCAAAGCAATACGCTTTTTCAGTTGAGCATTCCAATGTCCTTCACGGAATTCATTCAATGGTACAATATCAAAGATGTTGAAAACACTGTCATCCGCTTGAACGTCAGTTTTACGGCGTGCTTGGCGCATAAGTTCTTGGAATGTGTTACCGATCACTTCACCGTCAAGTACGAACCCGTCAATAAGACTACGACCTTGATCGACACCGGCACATGCACGTACCATCGTTGTCCAGTTCAATGAAATTTGTTCTTCGATGTGTGTAAAGTTCTCAAAGACTTTGCCGTTTCGGCTATAGCTAACTACAGTAAGCCCAAAGTCGCTAGGGATAACAGTCATCAATACACGAACGCCATCAAGCTTAGGCTCAAGTCGTTTGTTGCCCTTCATTTCAGGGCGGCCCTCACTATTAGTTGCTAGTTGGCAACCGAACAAGGGAATTTCGTAGTCTGTCTTTTTACAGATTTTATTGATAGTAGTTGACGAGATACCTGCCCGCATGTCGCGGCGCAGTACAGGAGCACAGAATGTATTCCATTCTTCACTGTTAAACCGTTCTGCAATTTCTTGAATAGCATCACGTGCGGCATGACCAGTCAGTTGGCGCTGAGATAATTGAAGTAGTAGTTCATTAAATGCCTGCCAAGGGTTCTCAGCGCCAACTATACCTACAGTATCGGGAATTTGTTTGACACCAAATGTAACATATGGATTGTAGCAAGCTTTGAGCAAGCCTAAAAATACTTGTGCATTAGTACTGCCAAGTGTAGCAGCCTCAAGAGCCTGCTTGAGAACGTCCTCTTTGTGAAGACGGCTATCTGATTCGTTCAGTTTGATAATCCAACTAGCTGACATGTGTGTCCTTTAATCAATCTATACAAGTATTATAGCACCGAGCCGATTTATTGTCAACCCCAATCACCAACTTGAATTGTAAAATACTTTGAAGCCTAAAAACAATTCTGCCTTAGCATCAACACAAAACTTGAGGTCTTCTTCGTAGTAAACATTATCAGCAGGCTTACCAAAGAAGAATCCTTCAGTAAACGGAAGCTGTCCATGTCGAACCGCTTGCTCAAGGTCATCAACATCTTCCCAAGTTAGTTCAAGTTCAATACCATTGAAACTGGACACGTCATCAGGATTACGTTTTTGCCACAGTTGTTCCATCCAACCATGCAACGAAGGGTGTTTGCGCCAGTACGCAAGTTCAACTGGTTTAGAAATCGGACTATCAAATTCTTTAGTATCTTCGTTCCATTGAGCCTTCTCATAAAATTCATCACGTTGGCCGGAACGACCAGCGTATGCATACATATCGAGTCCCATATTTACTCCTTAAAAATCTTGTTCAATGCCTGTTCGGCAAGATTGGTGTCAGTCACTTGATCCATACTAGATGCAATCATCATGTTGTACACTACCCGGGCATCATGCCCAAATGTTTTTAGAATCAAATTAACAGAAGCTTCATCTTGAGCTTCCCACAAAAGGTCAGCAATTTTGACTTGATGTTTGTGTTTGAATTGAATTTGCATTTTAGTAATAAACCTTTGCACGGTTGAGTTGAGTAGTGTTGCGGTCACGATGTACCTTGACAGTACCTTCGATGTTGATAACTTGACCAACCGGTACATCTTTGCGCAGTGCAAAGAACACCACTTGGTCTTCCTTTGTGATACAGGACACAAAGTGAGTGTTATATTGTTGAGAAAAATTGCACTTGATAACCTCAGCACCTTCAATGCGAATTTTATTGCCGGGTAAACCGACGGTACCGCCGTTAGCAAAATCAAGTCGTTGGTTCAGTTGGTCACGCTTGGAACCGCGTTCATAGCAACTAGGGAGAGAACAAATGACAGCGAGGTCATAGTTAGATTCAATCGTATCACGGTTAGCGATAACCATTGCGGTGTTGTCAAAATCACTCAGCTTGATACCCTTCAGGATCTTAAAGGTAAAGCCTTTGTAGTACGTGCGAACCTTCTCGGCGAGGTCGCGGTCTGCTTGTTGGATCAGATCAGGTTGACCAAGAAACATGTCAACGATTTGACGATTGGTGTCACCCTTTTGGTCAACAGGGACCTGTTTGATGTAGGCACCGTTGATGCGTTGAGCCGCACAACTTGCCGCCCACACATCGTCGGCAATAAAGTTCAGAATCGGGCGTTGAAAGCGAGCCATTTTGTTAGTCCTGTTTATCAGTTTCAATACAAGTATTGTAGCACAATACCTATTTATTGTCAAGCCGCTTGCTTGGCATCCATCATTTCAGACAGGATGAACTTAGCAACGTTCATTTGCTTACGAACGTGTTCAACAGAGCGAGGACCAGTGCCCATTGCCATCATTTCTTGGCAGTCACTCATGATGCCCATCACAACCATTTCCAGACCAGAAAACTTAGCAGTGATGCTTTCCATGTACTGTGTACGGATATCAGACTCAGACATACCATAGCACTTAGATTCAAATTCAGTCATTTCAGTTCCTTTTATCGATTCAATACATGTATTATAAGCCCAAATCCAATTATTGTCAAATTTTGGATGCAAAAAAGCCCCGACTAGCAGGGCTGTTGTTTGAATACAACAGTATTACTTTTTAGACTGTGTACTTTGATTAACAAATTCGTACATCTTTCCAGCAGTCTCTAGGATCTTTTCAAGTCCTGGGAACTGTGGCATTTCAACTGTAGATACAAGTTGACCTGTTTTTTCGTCACGCTTGGCGCTCATTTCCCAACCATGAAATTTCATAGAATATTCTGATTGAACCATGTCTTTAGCCATAGCTAAGATATCTGTTCTGAGTTCATAACCATTCTTGTTGAATTTTACTTCGGGTAGTTTTGGTGTAAAGTCTGTCATTTTATTTTCCTTAAAAAGTGTATGTGTGTTTATTGTATTTTGTGTTGACTGGAATGTCAACGGGTTTTGGTAATGTGCCATGATTAACCCATTCCCAATCTTCATCGGTCATCGGTTGCCATTGATTCATTTTAGTTTACTCGCTTTGTATTTTTTAAAAGATTGAATGGCTTCAAGTATACTACGAAAAAATTCTTTCATAGAAATCTCCAATCTGATTGTTTGCGATGAAATTCGTATGTCAAACGATCTATGTCGCCCACATCTTGTGGGTTTCTGCCTACTATGTATTTTTCTAGTGCTGTTCCGTAGGTGTCTGTAGAGAAACCTAGGAACGCTATTAGCATTCCTAAAAGTTTCATAATTACTTAGCCTTAGTTTTGTTTGTATTGAAAGCTGGGACCATTGCTTTATACTGGTCAGCTAATTGTGTGTAGAAATCTTTGCTGGTGAAAATCATACCCAAAGCCATCATAGATTGCATTCCTGCATCTGCGGCTGCTTTAGTGTATTTTGATTGTGCATCAACGAATGAATTCATTGCATTTTTGATGCCTTCGTGTTGAACTGTTTGTTCTACGAATTTCTTTTTGAAGTCTGAAACGCCGTCAATAAAGGCGTAAGTTGCTGTGTTAAACATGTTTATCTCCTATGTGTGTGTTTAAGTGTTGAGTTTTTAAGTAGAACTCTAACTACTTTATTTATGCCTTATTATAGCATACTTCACGATATTTTTGTAGAGCTTGCTCTCTAATCTCAGCTAATCTTTGAGTGATGTGTTCGGGTAATTCCGCATCATCATCCCAAAGATCAACGATAACTAGTTTAGGCCTACTATAACTACGATGAAAATCAACTTCTTCATTGCAGTCATCATCGTTAGTATCTAAATCACTTAGCTGGCTTGGCGTCTGCTTTAACAGCAGGTGTTGCTGTAGCTTTTTCGTCCTTGACAGGGGTAGGGCTTTTAGTAGCTTCTGCTTTGGGAGCAGCCTTAGCATCCTCCTTCTTCTTAGCCAACTTCATTTCAGTCTTTGGTGCTTCTGCTTTAGCAGGTGCAGCCGCTGGAGCTGATGCTGCCGGGGCAGGTGCTGCCGCGACTGGAGTTTTCGCAGGTTGTGCGAATGCTGATGCGATACCTAAAGAGGCGATGATTGCGATTGCTAATGTTTTCATTGGTGTTTCCTTTAAGTTAATGAAAATGTAGATTTTTATGTCTACATATATATAACGCCTCGGGAGCGTATTCCGTTGACAAGTCGTTACCCATTTAACTAAATACATACATGCTTTATATATCTTATCAGGGAATCTACGACGGGCAGAACTATGAAGATGCCAACACACCCAATCAGATTGGGAAGGCGTTGAATCATGGATTTTCAGTAATGATTGATGTTTGGAGAGTTGACAACAAATTATATGTAGGTAACGGTCAACCACTGATTGAAGTCACTGAAAAATATATTCAGGGAAATAGATTTTGGATAAATGCTCAAAACACGGACATGCAAGATTGGATATCTGCACAACCTAGCAATCTATATCCTAACTATTTTTGGTTTGTCGCATCTAATCCACCACCTTCATATGTGACTGCTAGTAACGGCAAATTAATCACTCCGGGTACTGTACCTATTAATAATAACAGTGTAATATATTTACCGGAGATCAGTGATATGAGTTTGTTTAGTACTGTTAAATTAAAGTGCTATGGTGTATGCAGTACTTACCTGACATTCATTAAACGAATGCGTAATGAAGGTGTCTGGTATTAACCACCACGCCCAGTTTTTCTAACCGGTGCGCCGCCGAACCCTTTACTCGGTTTAGGTACTTTTGCTTTTTGTATTAGTGCCGCTTTTTCTGGGGTTATTTTTGTAGCTCGTTCTTTAGCTTCACGTGCCATATTGATGAATGGATTTGGGCTTTTCTTTTCTGTCATTTTCGTACCTTTATTGAATCTAAATAGTCGTTGAG